TCCATGTACTGCATGTGTGTTGTCACCACAACATTACATGGAACTTCTGAACCAGTTATATATTGTATGAGGTGCTGCACATCTCGTGCCGCTGTTCCCCATTCTGGTTGAGAAGGTTGTTCTGTTGGTTTCTTGTTATTAAATACTAATGCACTACGCAATGCAGACTCACCCATAAGAGTGAGGCTATCAATTACAAGCACATCGTCCTTAGTCCAAGTCTTAACAGAACCAAAGTCTTCATCTCCATCTTTCCAATTAGCAATTAGATTTGCCCCCTTACGAAAAGCTTCCGCCTTACCAATTGGATCTTTAAGAGTTACGTAAGATACACGACTGACTCCTTCTGGAGTTAGCAGGTCTGGTAATATAGATAGACCATCATCGTAATCAAGTATACGAAGATTCTTTCCAGCATTAGCTAATGAAGCTAGCGCCGCAGTCTTACCAGATCCACTGTCGCCTACCAGTAATAATTTAGTTACATCAGTTGATGCGTGTTGTTTAATACTTGCCATATTTTTCTCCTGTGTTTGCATTATACCAAATTAATTGCAATCCGTCAATAACTTTCTTTCCAAGAACCATCAGTATTATATCCTGTTGGTAGCTCGTTAGTTTTCTTGAACGCATTAATTGTTTTAGTTATATGATAACCTTCTTCAGTTTTCATAGACATAAACTTATTAAGATATTTATTATCTGGATCTAGTTTAAATAGTTCTATTGATAGATAGTCTATAATCTTATGATCCATTGGTGTCTTTAAATATTTTCCCATAGTTTCTCCTGTTTAAGTTATTGCTGTTATGACTACATAAAGTAAGTAGCCTAGTATAATTAGTCCTGGTAGTAAATCTAAAATTTTATCAATTAGTTTTTTCATTCTAGTTCTACCTCTATTTCTAATTCGTTGGCAGGAAGAGCAACTACATTGTCCTCTTTCCGCAAGTCTTTGTGTACTTCTCTATCAAAGTCTGACTCTACAACTATGTGCCTGCGTGAGGGTGCTTCATTGCATACTTCTCTAAATTTACAGCCACCATAATTGCTACATGCAGTAAAGTCAGCAGGATAGTAATTGTCTTTTGCATACATGTTAGATAAATCTATCTTGTGCATAGAATCTATATACCATTCTTGTATTACCTCATCATTAACTTTAAATACTGCACGTTCAAAGCGTGTAAAGTTCACACCAGTTTGTGCCGCTTCTACTATGAATCCAACGACAGGTAACTTTAGTATATGTTTTGCCGCCCATAGATATGCATACACTTGATTGTTAGGTGTAAAGTTTGCAAAGTAATAACTAGTCAAGCCTGTCTTGGTAGTCTTAGTATCTACTACATAAAGTTCGTTGTCTAGTTCTACAACTTTATCTATACGACCAGACAATCTTTCACCTGTTACAGAGAAAGGCACTTCAAATCTTTGCTCAAGTGCAGGGTCTCCATCTGGCATAGTAGCTACCTTGATATTGTCTTCCCAAAACTCTTCTGCTCTCCACACAATAGCACGCATGGTTGCTTCAAGTCCTCGAGCTTTATCTTCGGTGCGTAATAACTCTTCGCCAAACTCTAACAGTATTAACTTGATAGCATTCTTGACAGACTCATCTTTTGATTTGCCTTCAAATCTACCACGATCTAATTCTTCAAAACCTTCATGAACTGCTGACCCAAAGCCAGTAGCTGATGAGTATTGTTTAGATTTATAACCTAATAAGTTTTGATAATTATAGTAGCGGGGGCATGATGAGAAAGCAGACAAGCTAGAGGTATCCCATACCATTTGTTTAGCTGTTCCATTTTCTTGCCACACATACTTAGGAAAGTGTGGTGCTTCTATATATCCTATACCATCGTCCATCATATTTACCCCCTGTACATTTTGTTTATTACTGATTCTTTTTCTGCGTTATCTGTGTGCCATGCACATAAGTTTGCCGCAATAGTTCTTCTCTCGCCCTCACCTTTGAATGGATACACCATGTGTTGTAACCATATAGGAAAGATAAATAACTTACCAACCTCTGGTTGAATGGTGCAAGTAGTCGGTGGTTTTAACATTGGATTATCTAATGAAGATGTCTTACCATAATTAAAAGCAAGAAACCCATCACTGTTACCAGATGCTCCAAATAAATTGTACTCTCCATCGTTGGGACTTTTTTGTTTTGTTATTTGTTCTGGTACTTTAGTCCAAGTAGTTGCCGCTAGTCCTGTTATAGATGGCACACTATGATCATGAATAGGATTGTAGTCTCCTTCATAACTGTGAACTGACCACATCTCATCTACTCCCACTTGCATATTGTCTGGGAATAATTTGTTTGAACCTATTCTTCTGACAAAATGTTTAACATACTCCATACCAAGTTGATTAATAGTTTGTGTAAACCTTATAACTTTTTCGTCTTCTGCATTCATGGTTAGTTGTTGACCGCTTTGTATTTGTCCTACCAAATGTTTAGAATGATCTTCTCTGTCTTCTGCTACCATAAGATCGTCAAGATATGTGTTGAGATCATCTACCATTGGCATTGGCAGTTGTGCTTCCATCAATATTACTTGAGGAAGTTCATGCATTTTAAGATTGATTTGTTGTTCTTCCATTATTTCTTTTCCTTATCTGTCAAATGGTGATTTGTTTTGATAAATAACTTCTTCTGTCTCTAAGCATTTAAAATATGTTGTCCAAGCTGTAGTTTTTCCGCTACGAGATTTAGTTTTATTGGAGATTCTTTCCCATTGTTTGTCTTCAAATTGAAATGTCTTTGATCTATTTCCATTTGTGCCTGTAGCCAACCATGTTTTGTGTAGATCCCAAACATCCACACTATCATATTTTTTTAATTCATTAACTAATGCTTCACTGGTTCTAAAGTTAGGTTTCAGATACCAATATTTTTTATTTTGTTCTTCCACTACACGTCCTTTAAGATCATCGCCAATGGGTCTTGATCAAACTGTTTTGGTTTAGTGCGCGCCGCTTTGGCAGTGATTCTCTTGCCAGATTTCTCGGCGGCTTTTATATTTTCTCGTGTACCTCGTAGATAAGTAATGATAGTTTCAATACCTTTATCGTCTTGAGCCAGATCAACGGGATCCATCTCTAAATATTCAGTGGGTACTATTAGTTCTTCTGCTTGTGTATCGTCTCTAGCCATGTGTCGTTCTCCCTCTCTTGTTGTTTAATGTATGCGTCTCTATTCATTTTTGGTGTGAAGGCTTCTTCAGTTGTTTTCTCAATCCACCGAATGTCTCCCTCTGTTAAATGGTTGTACTCACTCATCAAATTTATTCTCCAGTATTGTTATTTGTTTTTGTATATGTTCTAAGTCTTCTTTAGTTACTTCACTAACATCATCTAATGCACACGCAATAGAAATGCTAGCCTCTTTCAATGCTTCAATCCACATGTTGTTGCTCCGCTCTTTGTTTATCATCAAGTTCATTTGGCGATTCTACTGCCATAACGATTGCGTCTGGTATAGTCTTTAAGTTTTCTTTGAATGCTTTCGAATAGTATTGATTTGTTTCTTTGTCATAATCAAAACTTTCCAGCAATGTTTTTAACTGTGACTCTGCGTCAGCTTTATCGTAAGCCTCAACCTCCCAATGTTTAGTATGCATATGTCCTGTTACTACATTGAATTTTTTCTTTGGTATTGCCATAATGTTTCTCCTGTTAATGTATTGTTTCTTCTGGGTCTGGTACTATTCTTATACCAGTAATCGAAGTAAAGTCAAGAGGGTCTACAACTGCACCACTCTCTACCATCTTGTCAATCAAAGGCCCAAGCTCTGCTATGTTGGCAACTGATGCACCAAATATCTTGAGCGCCCCTGCTGTACCTACTGACATCAGAAGCATACGAAGACTTACTTCGAGCATTGCTCCCATGATAACCCCAGTAGAATATTCTTTTGACATATCTAACAAAGGCTCTTTGAGTTCGTTCACACATCTTTCAAACTCTTTCCTCATATCTTTTTCTAAATCAATCATGCAATGTATTCTCCACTATTTCAAAGTTAACTGCGTTTATCTTTATCTTTGTACTCTTTATAAAATCTTTGTCAATCTTATTTAGTTTATCTCTAACAGCTCGTAGATCATCTAGTTTGTTAGACTGTACAATTATGTTTCTGTTTCTTTCACTAGTTAAGCAGTAAGTCTTTTTCATAGTTCCTCTCCCGTTTGTTCGTTGATTAACTCAAGTTGTTTCATTTCCATTGAGTGTGTTATACGCACCACATCTTTGTCGTGAGCAATTCTTAACAAGTCATACTTGCCTTCATCTATATCCACTTCACCTTTCATTTGTTCTTTAAAAGCTCTGATGTATCTGTTGAACCTCATAGCTAAAGCAAAGGGTTTGTCACTCTTGATACAGATGGAGGGTGACTCTTCTTCTGTTTCGTCTAAATGTTTCCTAGCCTTTTCCAAAGCGTTTGAGATATCTATCTGTTGGAATAGGTTGTAAGTTTTCGGGTTGTAAGCCATTTGCATTCTCCTGTTGGTATTCATAATCATCTGTGTCATCAAAGATCCCTCGCGCAGAACCATCACTGAAGATATCTTCTGAGTGATCATCGAATCCATCTAGAATAAAGTCCCCATCTTCGGGAACCCATTCTTGTTTTTTAGTTTTCTTGTTGTACTTAGTACCTTTATAAGCATAGTTATTTCTTGGCATTGTGTTCTCCATATTCTATGTAGGAAGCAGTCTTTCCTACGATTAGTATCCCAAGCCATATAATAGCAAGGGGGTTAGGTAACGATAGTACTGCCATTATCGTTAAGAAGTGAAAGAATCCATGAGTGCCTATCCACCCATAAATACTACCAAATGCGTCCATGTTTCCATTCTTTCGTGTTGTCCGTAACGATAATAAAATCATCGGATAGATTAATATCTGGCTCGTCAGTATACACATAGATTGTAGCTTCTATGTCGTCTGGCACGAGCTTCACTTGGACAGGCTCATAACCTGCACCAATCTCTATACTATTGGTTATTTGAAATACTCCTTCATCAACTTCATATAATTCTCCTTTAATACTGTACCCATTTTCTTTCGGCACTACGATAGGAAAGATTCCATTACCGTAATCAAGTATATCAAAGTTGGGGGCAGTATGGTACTCGCCTTTGTACTTCTGTCCATCGAGTATTCCATTCAACCTATGCCCCCTCTTTAGTGTGCCATATACAAATAGATTTGTCATGTACGAATATACCTAGACACTAACTGTCTATGTTTATCTTCCCATATATTCTTCATATCTTTTGTTGGTGCGTTATCCTTTGCAATGAGTAAGTTCTTTAATCGTCTTTCAATGGTTGCCATACTCTTATTGTATGGGTGTTCCTCAGCTTTTTTGTAGTGCATTAACTTCTTCCTTTATGATGTCTAGTATCTGAGGGTTGTCTCTAAATACCCCCATCAGCCAGTTGGTTACAGTGTTTGCCACTTGTTCCTCTGCGTCATCATCTTTCAATGCTCCCCCATCTGCGTTGAGAGACGATAGATATATGATTGCATGTAAAATCTCATGCAGTAAAGTGTTGGCATAGTCAATGCCACTTACTTCTTTCTGTATCTCTATCTTGTTTTCTCTTGAAAGATATTGACCGAAGCAATCGGTGTTGCTTTTTCTGAACGAGGGTTCAGTCCTCTCGATATTTATATCAGCAAAGCCTATCTTTACTTTGGTTAACTCATTGTTTTTATTAGATCTTTTTATCATGATGAATTACTTTCTGTCAGTGCTCTGTTGATATCAAAGTATTCCCTAAGCATTTGTGCAAAGTCTGGATTTTCTTTGGTCGTTTTGTCTGAAGGCTTATTATACTTTATTTTTGGTGTCTTGTCAAATGATAAAAGAGCCTCGTCAGTTAGTTGTTTGTGCATATCTTTGGACATGATAAGAACTCGTCGCCCCCATGTCTTTGATATAATACCAAACTTATTACCATAATGATGATTGATATAATGCTTGTCGTCTCTGGCTCTGCCAACATATCTACGGAAGTAATAGATAGGGGCATTGGTTTCTTTTACTCGTTTGCACAAAGCTCTTTTGCTTGTGCCTTCTCGTACTGTATCTCTCTGCTCATACCCATCATCATCAGTCCAATACTCGTAGATAGGGGCATCGAATCTTATCTGATCTGCCTTTGCAAAGTATCTGTCTAGATAAAACTTAGCCATGTCTAAAGCCCTCGTCATCTAACATGTAATCAACATCACGATATTGATCTCGCCATTCGTCATCATTTTCTGCAATCATATCATTGAGTACAGTTACTTGAGACTGTCCATACTTCGCCACAAAATCTTCTCGTGCTTGATCTAGTGTCATGTTTTGTTCAGCCATTTCGTCAATCAAATGCCAAGAGTATTCTTGCATTTCCATTAACCAATTTTTTACTTGTCCCATATAGTCCTCCTTGTTTTATATTAATAATATAGTAGCTATGACAACCACAACTACTTCCCACATCTCTGCGTCTAGCATAGCTGTAAAGAATAGTACATCAATCATTGTTCTATTCTCTCTAGCTTATATACTTCAACGGGTATTGTGTCAACAGTATTTATTATTTCGGGCATTTCTTTTTCAGTTGTCATGTTGGTATAGTTGACATGAGTATCTCTGTTTAACTCTAGCGTGACTGCAAATATTGCAACCAAAGCCCATGCCCACAGCATACCTAAGACAAACCAAACGGCTACCCATAGTTTATATCCTTTGTTCATAGTTATATTCTCCTAAGTTGTGGGGGTAGTAAGGTATAATCAGCTAACGATTTCTCGCTTGGTAATTTATCCTTGCCCCCCTGATTCATACTAACCGATAGGCTCGTAGTTAGTGGTCGGCTTTCAACATACTCACCGATAGGGTGTGAGAAAATAAACACATAAACCTTTCTCACTTCAGTTCTCTTTGGCTCTTATCTCCTGTACAGTTCGACTTTTTCCACTCGACCAAATGTGTTTACTGAATATTGTATTATACCATATTGGTATTTAATTGCAATAGTTATCTACACTACTGAACACCGCTAGATCACCGAATGAACACGTATGGTCACGATTTCGGGGCGACCTACCCCCACACCCTTATAATATACGATCATTATTATATATATATTTACTATATATAGTATATATAGTTAGGTATAACATACTAGAGGCTTTGGACACCCCTAGTATAAGATTCGTGACGTATCGTGTTCTATCGGTGTTCACTCGGTGTTATACTATTTGTTGCCTCGATTGTCGTCAAGGTTTGACAAACCCCAGATCCATTCGGCAGTACCGAGAGGATTCAGTTCGACTAGATCAAGTATATCCTCTTGAGATGCCCCCAAGAAGTCTTTGTCTGTCAATAACTCATCTTCTGGTTGAGCTAGATCAACAGATGTCTCGGCATATGTTCTACCATATCTATCTTTTGGTTGATCAGTATCCCAATCCCATGAATCATCATAAGAGAAGTCATACTGATATGATCTGTCGTTGTAGGCATAGCCGTTTCCATAGTTGCCATAAACCACGTTAGGAACTTTCTTGCCTTTGTTGATGTCATAGTTGAAGCCTACCCCACGATTGATAGAATAGGTATTTGATACCCAACCTACACCAGATACTTCTTTGCCTTGTTGAGGATTCACGATGGTGAACTCTTTGGTTTTGCCATCGAGGAATACCATCTTGTCAGTACCTATTGTCTCGGCTAACATATCTTGCCATTCAACATTGTATAACATAGTAGGATTGTGAGCCAGTTGAGGTCGCAGTATCCACTTGACAAATTGATGGGTGTCAGACTTGTTATCATCAATCATTGGTGTAGGTAATCTTGCTCCATTATGCATTACCCATAAGTCTCTACCATGTTCTTTTGCATTTAGAACTTGGAAGGGGTGTGATAGTGATCGAGTTGTCTCACCTTCAGTAGTAAATCTGAAGTGAATACCCATTGGTGTATCTAAATCTTTGTAGATATCCCACACTTTAGTAATATCTTTGAAAGTCTTGGGTACAATTTTGTGTGTGTGTACCTTGCCATT